TCATCTTCCCAACGTTCATCATCATAATCTCTTTCTTGGAATTCTGCTAATCCCATGACTCCAGCAATTGCTCTACCTATTGCACTTTTGTCTCTATCGGAAGTTCTTGAGGACTTGTTTCTTTCTTTTTCAAGTTCCATCTTTGCTTGTAGGCCTGCCGCACTTATTGCATCTCCTTGAAATTTGGATCCGCTATAATTACCGTTAAACTCATCTTCCAAGTAGTCTTGTAATCTACCAGCCATGCCTAAGGCATATTGCTTTTCGGTGCTTTCTATATTTTTAAAGTCTTTAATCTTTTTAATGTACTGTGATAACAAAGCCTCAATAGCGGCCTGTAGTGCTTCATCTGACTGATGCTTTTGCTTAAGATCACTAATCAATTGGTCAAATTCATCTTGTAAATGATTAAAGTCTGACGCAACTTCATCTAATTTTTCTTCTTCCATGTTGTCTTTAACTGCACTACCAACTACTGCTCTTGCCGCCATACCTACTAAAGGATTTTCATCTAATTTTTTCTTGTTGCAATTACAATGTTCACAATCAGGTGAACATCCGCAGTCTTCTGCTTTTACATCTGCTCCACAACATTTGGCTGAGCAATGTGTATCTCTTTTTTCTTCTTCTTCTATCACTTCTTCTGTGATTTCTGTAATGCCTTTAGCCCATTGATCTAACTCACTGACTTCTTCAATCTCATTAATGATGCCACTGTTTAATCTGTTAAGAATAGGTAAAACACTTTCGATTCTTGGATCAATTGCACCTTGAGTAAACATCTCTGCAATGCTTGATGAATCACCATCGTCTTCCATTAAAGGTGGTGTCCAAGATTCAAAGTAAGCATTGTAGCCTCTATGACTTTGCATCTTTTGTAGTGATTCTTTTAATTTTTTATGATGATTAACACCTTCTGCAATAAGAAGTGCAACTGATTCGTTAAACTGTCCTTTGCGAGTGGCACGAACAAAGCCTGCCATTTGAGTGTATTCTTCTACTAATGAAGTAATATGCTTACCACGATCATCGTAAGGAGTGCCGCCTTCTGCTACGTGTCTACCATAAACTCGTGCGATGCCTGGCATTCTTGTAGGAACAGCGAATCTTTCGCCTTCTGTGTTCTCTACAAAGATTTTGTGAACGTTTCTCCAACGTTGTTCGCCCTCTTGTACTGCTCTATCATGCTGTATAACAACTTTTACGTTAGGTATATTGTCATTGTATGATGTCTTTTGATTAACTGCGTGATAGCCTTCTGACATCTTTTCTTTCTTTTTATTGGTTTCACGTTGTCTCATGTCATCTCCTGGTCTATCGCCGTCTTGTAGTTCAAACGATAATTGTTTAGATTGAGCCCATTGTTTCAAATGCCTTAAGAAACCAGACCATGAATCATCGAATGGTGCTCCTTTTGTCTTGCCTTTTGGACTATTTGATTGCTCATCATTGTAGTATACTTTTAAATTGCTGGCCTGATCGATAGTTACCCATGCTAATCCGTATGTATCATCGCCTTTTTTAAAGGTGAACTCAAATACTTCTGCATCTTGTGGGGTAGTACGTTCGTTGTTTACATCTCTAGGTACGGGCTTATAGCCTCGTGTCTTTAAAAGCGAATAAAGTCGTGTATTAAATGTTTCCTGATCGATTGCCATAGTATTATTTATCTCTTTTAGTTAATCACTGCAAAGAAGGGTAGCGGTGGCACCTTCTCATCATGGTCTCTCATTTGCTCTGTTAAATCACTGTGAAAGTCTTTTATGTCTTGTAAGATTCTAACTACAAGTAGTGATGCCATGATTAAATCATCATTATCTCCTACTTTAGCGGCATAACTGCCACCAGATGCTACAAATGTTTTTAGTTCACTGATAAGTGCTGAACTATGAACATTCATCTTTTTACTTTCTAACAAAGTTTTAAACTTAGCACAAGCCGCAAGTTTGCCTTTTTGTGTGGTCGTATATCCTCTACGTTTTTTGCCTTTCTCACTTAAGAAAATACCTTGAATGTTTGACTCACCAAACTCATTTAGTGATATCAGTGCCGCCTCGCCAATCGAATTATTTTCAACTGAATAGTATATATTGTTTGGTTGATCAGTTATATCTACTATATAGTTTATGATTTGTGACAGCGTTTTAATTTGCTTGGGAATGTCAGTCTTATTATCTTTCCACTCGCCTATCTGTGTTGTTGTGTTTGCTTCATAGATTTGTATTGCACAAGGATCGCCACCAGTACCTAACGATGGGTCTAGTCCCAGTACATATACCATATCTTTCTTGGGCCTCTGAAACCAACGTACTTGTCCCATGCGGTCAATAGGCTCAACACCTTCCATCATAATTAAAGTGTTTGGATTGATTAATGTTTCATCAGCGATTAAGAATTCACAACCAATCTCACGTGCGAATCTGTCATCACCTAACTGGGCTTTAATCTCTTCTGCCCACTTTTCATCACGTCCCGGTTGTTCACTCCAATATGATCTAAACGGTTTAAATCCGTTGACGCCTAGTTCTGTTTCTTCTCCTTGTGCATTGAGATTCTTGTTTGCTTGTTTCCAAATCAATGCGAACTGATCTTCATCAGAGTTAGGAGTAGATGTGATGATTGCTTTACCACCTGTTGCTAGTGTTGGTGTGATCGAAGTCCAAAACTGCTCTGCTATTGTGTTTCTAACGAATGCAAACTCATCTAAGTATAGAAGTGTAATAGACATACCACGACCCGTATTCTCTGTAGTCGTTGCAGAGACGATACGAGAGCCGTTCTCAAAGTCTAGTGAGCCTTTGTTGTATGTAGTCACACCTGCTTTAATATGCATAGGACATGCTTCATAGGCGTATCTGATACGTTGCATAATTTCTTGTGAACCTGTATACTTGTGGGCCGCAATTAGAATTGTAGCATCTGCTACAAACATAGCATACCATAACAAATAACCTGCGGCTGATGTAGACTTACCTGACTGTCTAGGCATCAATGCGATTGAATAACGATAGTTATGATATGTATCAATTAATCGTTCTTGGTATTCATAAGGATGATATTGAATTGATCCTTGTGTTGGATGCTGAATATAAAAGAAGTTATCCATAAAGTATAGATAACCAGTCTTAGGGTCAGCACACTTTACAAAGTCATCAATTTGTTTCTGATCTTTGAAAACTGTTTTAGTATAAGGCGTTTTTACTAACTGATCGGCAGTGTTGTTAGGATTACTCATACTACTATTTAGTAGAGTTTAATGTGCTTTTTTATAATCTTGGTAATCTAAGAAGAATCCAGTAGCAACTAACACATTCATGCCGAGTGATGCTACTATCATATGTATGTCTTGGTAAACATCTATTTTGAGACTAAGATGCAAGTGTCCAACAGCCCAAAATGGAATAGCCAATTGCTGACTGATCCATGATAGAGTATATTTTATGAATGTAAAAATTATTTAATATCCAATGGTCTTGCTTTATTAACAACGATGCAATAGTAGTGTTCAGTGCATGGAACAGTTGTTCCGTCTTTCTGTGGAATCTGTAAATCGAATTCTAAATTATCAAACGATTCAATATCAAATCCAGTACGTTGTAACAATGCTTGTAACTGATCATGTCCTAAAATACTGTAATGATTTAAATTGTGTTCATGTTTTCTATCACACCCTGGAGCAGGTACTTCGATATACATCTTTGCACCCTGCTTAAGAACACGATTGTATTCCATTAAACTAAAGATAGGATAAGGTGAATGTTCTAGTGCGTGACGTAAGAAAATAAAGTCTACACTTTCATCATAGTAACCTTCTTTCTGTGGTAAAAATGACAAGTCATAGCCTTTAATAGTATGTCCTTTGTCTTCACATGTTTTGACATCACCGGGACTGAGAGTTACGCCAGTTACATTAGTAAACTCACGGTTCTTCATTTCGTCTAAGAAGTATCCTGGTCCACATCCTAAGTCAAGTATGTGAGCATCTTTGTCTAAACCAATAGGGTCAATATATTGTTTTGTTACTTGTCCAGTAAGATTTTGATGAAACGGACTTTCGCCTTCATCGTAGATGTGTGCTGTATATAACCATTCGTTATAGAATTTTAATTTAAGTAAATCAAGCGTGTTGTTTATGTCGAACGGAATATCCATGTATATTGCTCCTGAGCATCGTTTTAGATACTAATATTTATGAGCAGATCAATGGCTTATAATTTTTCTGTTATCCAATTATCTATTTGTTTAGCAAGTTCAGAAAGTGAATGTCTACTAAAATGATAGTGATCTTGTTGACCCTGAGGCATTGGTGCATCTATCTGATCTGCGTCTACGTTTCTCCAAAAATCATATATCTTTAATTCTTTAGCAGTAACAAATGGACTCAATCTTTCTGGAAACACAAGCAGTACAGACTTATTCAGTTGATTTGCTTTTATAAGAAATTGTTCACATGCACGTTTGTTTTCTTCTATATCCTCATCGGGTGCGTCTGCCATAAATGCTAATTCATTCGATATACTTACAATGATTAAATCAGGGACTTTTTCTATATCGTCATATTGTGATCTTCTACTGAAACCTGCAGGGTCTAACATATCTTTAGTCACACAGTTTACCCATATAGGCAAAGACAAACAACCTGCATACAATATAACTTTTGGATCCTTACTAGTAAACGTGAGTTCTTGTTTTGTAGATATAAGTTCACGTGCTATATCAAAATCAACATGTTCTATATAGGAAGTATCTTTGTCTTCTAAAAGGTGAGCAGAGTCATTTTTCATTTTAAGTTCGTTTTTGATGTAGTCAGCACAATAATTTTCTATTCCCATATCTAATACACGACAAGAAAATACAAAGTTTACTATCTTGTTAGTAGCAAGGTTTACATCATCTGTTGAGAAGTATCCTATCAGTCCATAGTAACCATACTTGTCCCATGCAAATACTACATAATTCTGTCTGCTTTGAATATGTATATAGGGCATTAACTCAATGTGCAGGACCTGCTGGAATTTAGTGTTTGAAAAGTTTAGTCTGTTTGATCTATTAACTAGTTCACAAATTCTGTCGTAAAATACAAAGCAATTTTTATCATTTGTAATGCTAATTTTTATATCACTGTCTTTTAAATATGTAATGTTGTCTCTGTCTACCGCCTTTATTTCTAGTATCTTATATTGATCTGTACGTGACTTGCCTGTTGGCATGTTAAATGATTTGATAAAGTCTACATTGTTTTCAGTATTGATATCAGGAGAAAAGTATTTTACTTCATTGATGTTTATGTCATTGTCATCTACAAATAACACATTGAATTGTGATAATTGACAACTTTCGATTATCTTATTGACAGTAGGTCCCTTGGGTGTGTAGTCAATAGCAGGAAATACAAACAAGTCCCATATATCTAATTCTTCTAAAATAGTTTTGACTTTTACTAAATCGTTTTTACTGCATACAGAATGTATGATACCAGATTGTTCTGAGTGTTTGATGAAGTCTATGACTTGATGATTAACTTGTCCTGTAGAACCTGTTTCGCCTACACTAGACTCCCACAGTACTCCATCTAAGTCCCAGACTATTAATTTTATGTCCAAGGACGACTAGTTGCGAGTGGTACTGTACCAGTTGGAGTTGCTGTATTGCCAACATACTTAGCAGGAAGCAAGTCAAGGTCAGCAGTGTTTAATGCATTGTATGCAGGTAGACTGACGTTGCCACCGGCTCCGCCTTTTCTGTTAAGTTCTGCTACTTCTGATACTCTTAACTCTTGTCTAAACTGTAACGTACTAGCAGGAGCATTTGTAGTAGCTGCTGGTGTAGTAAGAAAGATATCTGTTGCTGGGATAGTTGTTTGTGTTCCGTTATCAAATGTTTCACTAACGATAGCGCCTGCAGTAAAAGGATCTGTACCTGTTGCGCCTACAAAGTTTAATGATGCAAGTGTTGCTGTGGGTGCTGTTAAATTATCTTTACTAGTATCTCTTACTAATGCTAGATTGTAGTAATACCCTGCAGTTATACCATCTGCGGCAACGATTGAAGCAAGTACGTCTGCTATTGTAGTTACAGCATCATCGGCATATGCAAAGATTGTGATTAATCCTGTTAAGCCTTTGACTGGTACATTGACGGCTGCCATTATCTTGGATATCCTTTGAAACCTTCTACTGGACTTTCTTTATTAATTGAAGGTAACTCACTAGATTCCATATCACCTGCGTTTAAATCTTCCCATTCACTGCCTACTGCTTTGTATGCTGACTTTAACATGTTAGCCTCTACTTCAGTATATGGAACAGCCATGTTACTTGTGCCAATCCAACTTTCTGAATCTAAATCAATGCCATCATCTTGGCCAACGTTGCCGTTTGCTTGTGCTAATGCCATCATTACACGATTCAATTCGTAGACTCTATCTCTGCCGTCTACATCTTGGAACTTATGCAGTCCTCTTGAACCAAAGCGTTGGCGTTTACTGAGTTTACCAGGGGCATTGTCTTCAGTTATAAATTCTTTTGCTCTCATTATGGAGTTTCTTCAGTTGTGATTTCTACGTTATCTTCTGTTGACATGATAGAGTTTGCAACATAACCATCTAGTTCGATTGCAATACCCTCAACACCTGCGCCAGCAAATGAAATCTGTGATGTTATGAAATGCGATACAGATTGACTTGTTACATTTGATGTGTCTGGTGAGAATAAGATTCTTACGTTACCACTGTCAACATCCATGTCATACTGACCAAGAATGGATCCAAATAAGGTGCCGCCTGAGCCTGTCCACTTGATGTCTGCTAAGTTTGAACTAATCTGTGAAAAGAGTTCGATATTTTGTTGATCGACTGTTCCAGGGTCTGCACTTTTGATTTGAAAATTGCCCATTGTAAATGTATTAGCAGTTGTTTCAAAGATAAC